GATGGGCCTGCCATGGTTTCGACAGGGTGAGATAATAGAGACGGCAACACGGTAGGCGATGACCGTAAATCAAGCAAAACCTATAAATGCAAAATCAGCATTTAAGTTCTACGAAGTAGACGTAGCTGTCAATGACAGCGAGTTTGCTTTAGCTGCCTAAGAAACAGCGGAACCGGGGTAGTTATACCTTGTCACCCAAAATAGCAATAGGACCTTCGGGTCCTATTTTTTTATCAATTCCACCAAAATCACTTACATTTTCCTTACTAAGGCGTTATTATATACAGTAGTGGAATAATTCCGCTACACAAGAAAGGAGATTTCTTATGAAATCATTATTAGCATTAATCACAGCCGCTTTCGCAGTTACAGCAGTTGCACAAACAGCACCTGCTAAGAAAGAAGAAGCTAAGCCAGCCGCAAGTGCTCCTGCTAAGGATGCAAAGGCAGCTCCGGCTCCAGCACCTGCAAAGAAAGAGGAAAAGAAAGACGCCGCTAAGAAGTAAATCTTCTGAGGAGTTTTTCTAGGCAACCTTCGGGTTGCCTTTTTATTTTTCCAAAATTGTTATTGATTTTTTCAATAAGCCTAATAGAAATAATTATTGAAAAAATCTATTGATTTTGCGTTTTAATAGGATATATAATATACACATAGAACAAAAGTTCTTAAAAAGTTTTCAACACACACAAGGAGAATGATATGAAAACAGTTGGTGATAAAATCGAAAAATTTGCCGTAACAGGCGTTAACCCAGGTAGTGATCAATTCTTTGACATTACTGATGAATCTTTCGCAGGCAAGTGGAAAGTCATTGTTTACTATCCAAAGGACTTTACATTTGTATGTCCAACAGAAATCGTAGCATACGATAAACTAACACGTGACTTTAGTGACCGTGATGCAGTACTGCTAACAGGTTCAACAGACAACGAGTTCTGTAAACTTGCATGGCAAAAGGCACACCCAGACTTGGCAAAGATTACTCACACACAATTTGCTGACACACAGCGTGGCGACCTAAGCCTAATTAATCAGCTTGGCGTGTTCTATGCTCCAGCAGGCGCCGCACTTCGCGCAACATTCATTGTCGACCCAGACAACGTTATCCAACACGTTACTGTCAACAACTTAAACGTTGGTCGTAGCCCAGAAGAAACACTTCGTGTTCTCGATGCACTACAAACTGGCGAACTATGTGCCTGTAACCGTGCAGTAGGCGGGGAGACACTATAATGGCATTTATCGACGCTATCAAAGAAGCGTTGCCAGAATACGCAAAGGACACCAAGTTAAACTTGGACGCTGTCCTTTTGCGTAGCACACTAGATGCAGATGTGGCTATGGGTTGTGCTGTAGCCGCACTCGCCGCAACTGGTAACGGTAAGGTGCTTGCTGTCATGTTAGCAGATGCACCAACACATGCCGAGTCAGCAATGACAGCGGCAAGTATCATGGCACAGAACAACGTCTGGTATCCGTATGTTGAAATGGCCGATGATGAACAGCTAAAAGGTTTGCCAGCACAGTTACGCATGAACGCTATTGCAAGTCATGGTGGAACTACCAAAGCAAACTTTGAAGCATTTAGTCTTGCCGCAAGTATTGTTGGTAAGTGCCACTTCTGCGTTAAGGCACACTACGATACGTTGAAGAAGGAAGGCTACACAGTAGAACAACTTCGTGATATTGGACGTATTGCCAGTGTAATGAACTCAGTTGCTAAGGTTTTGAATAGCTAATTTCACGATGTGAGATTAATGATTTTCAGTATAGGTTTTTTGGTGTTTTAACCTTATAATTATGATACATACTTGTACTACTCGAGTATGTTTCAATAATTAGATAACAAGGAGAAGCACTATGTGGACCAAACCAGAAGCAACTGAAATGCGTTACGGTTTCGAAATCACAATGTACGTGATGAATCGATAATACGCTGTAAATAGTTGATGGTAAAAGTTATCGTCAACGGAACATTTGATATTATACACCCCGGGCATTTGGCGATGCTTAATTACGCCAAATCGCTCGGGGATTTTCTTATTGTAGCGATTGATACTGACGATCGTGTATGTCAACTCAAAGGACCATCACGTCCGATTAACAACCAAAATGATCGTAAATTATTTTTAGAAAACTTACGTGCAGTAGATGAAGTAAGATTTTTTAATTCGAATGAAGAACTCATTGACATTGTAAAAGAATGTAGTATAATGGTAAAGGGCAGTGATTACCGAGGTCGTAGTGTTATCGGTGAGAACTATTGTCCAAAAGTTTTTTATTATGATAGAACAGAACACTCAACAACAAAAACAATACAAGATATTATTAATCGGAGATAAGTGTATCGACGTCTATCAATACGGGCATGTAGACCGTATTAGTCCAGAAGCACCCGTTCCTATTTTTGTACCTACACATAAAGAAGAACGTGAAGGAATGGTTGGAAATGTTTATACTAATTTAGTAGCATTAGGTTGTAGCGTTGATGTTGTTTGTGGATTGTCAAGCAAAAAAACTAGATTAATAGACATACGCAGTAGACAACAAATTTTAAGAATAGATGAAGATGTTAAATCAATACCTGTGTCATTTACTGATGCACAAGGGTATGATGCTGTTGTAATAAGTGATTATAACAAAGGAGTAGTATCATATGAATTAATTGAAGCTCTGATTGAAAACAATAAGATTCCTTTTTTCATCGATACTAAAAAATCAGACCTAGAACGTATGCAGGGTGCGTGGGTCAAAATCAACGAGTCAGAATACAGCAAAATTAAAAGTGAATGCACAGGACTTATAGTAACAAAAGGTGCCCAGGGTGCAGAAATAATTCACCACGAGATTAATTTAAAATCACCTAAAGTAGAAGTAGTTGACATCACAGGTGCCGGAGATACTTTCCTAGCCGCTATGGCATACAAGTATTTAGAAACAAAAGATATTAAAACTTCTGTAGAATTTGCCAATCGTGCGGCATCTATTACAGTACAGCACTTCGGATGTTATGCTCCATCATTAGAGGAAATCAAATGAACTTAAAACCTACAGGAAAAATAGACAAGGGATGGGGATTTGAAGTTGTTTGGGCTAACACTAACGAGTATTGTGGAAAGATACTTTGTTTCAAAGATACTGGATCAAAGATGAGTATGCACTTCCATAAAAATAAAGACGAGACTTGGTTTGTAAATGACGGAACATTTATACTTCGGTGGATTGATACAACAGATGCTACAGTACACGAAAAGATATTAAAGGAAGGTGACGTATGGCACAATCCGCCATTACAGCCACATCAGCTGGAATCGCTTGTTCCTAACGGAATGATATTTGAAGTAAGCACACGAGACTCAGCCGAAGACAACTACAGGGTTTTACCGGGCGACAGCCAAATAACGTAAAAAAACAACATTTCCATACTGGTCTTGACACATAGGCATATATACTATACAATCGAGACTAGTTAGGTAGTTAGTAAATCTTTTTTGCTCAAAATTGCAAATAGAGGTTGACACAGAGACTAAATAACTATACAATAAGGTTCAGTCGGCAAGTTATTGAAATTGCAACTGTTGTGAAAATACAACAAAAAATATTTCAAAAAGGTGTTGACAGTGATGTTGAAAGACATTACAATACAAAAACAGTAGCAATTCCGCTACAAATTTTTTAAGGTAACGAAGAGAAACAAAAAATGAAAACGACGAGTTTACATAGACAACTGATATCTAAACAAGCCAAAGTGCCGGCATGTATGTCTGCCTATTGGTCACAGTTTAGTATTGTCGGGCTAGATCTAGGTAATAATGATCGTACACCTGAGATTACCGTAGGGTCCTTGGAGGATAGTGTAAGTTAACATAAACTAACACTCAAACTTTAAAAGGACCCTGGACTAAACACCCAGGGTTTTTTGTTTTGTAGGATTTGAAAATGGAAAATTTAGATTTTAGAAAACAAAGAGATGCTGAATTTTTAGCCAGGCATGAACTTAGTGAAGATGAGCTTGAAAGGCTTATTGAAAATAAGTTTATACGTGCAAAGGCTTATTACGAAGCATTTCATAAGAGAGCAGACGAGCTCGTAGAGCACGACTAATCTCAAAAGTGTGTATAGGGAACGCGACCCTGCCTGCACTTAAAACATGGGCTTAATGTGGGCGGCCTACCGGATGGTAAGTCTAGGGCGATAACCTAGATGCGTAAAATGGTAGCGTATTAAAGAGCATTATTTCTAGTGCTTTTTAATACACACTCTTCATTCAGCCCCTGACGCTGTCTAAAAGCATAGCGGAGAGTGTTTACAAATTTGGATCGTATTCCCAACGGCGGACTGTAAATCCGTTGCCATAATATGTTGGGTGGCTGGCGATTAGGTTCGATTCCTTTACGGTCCACCAAATTTACCCGGATAGTTAAATGGTATAACGGTCGGCTGATAACCGGCTATTACAAGTTCGATTCTTGTTCTGGGTACCAAATTTATTGTGCGTGAGCAAGCAAGGTGTAGGCGCTTCGCTGTTAACGAAGAATGAGCTGGGTTCGATTCCTAGACGCACAGCCAATTTGTTGGGGCATTGTGTAATGGTAGCACAACAGACTTTGACTCTGTTAGTTTAGGTTCGATCCCTAATGCCCCTGCCAGTTTAAGGATGCTAACAGCAAACTTCTTTACTTTTCTTATGGTGAAAAAGAAATGCATCCTGTTATTTTATATTGCGTTAGACTTCTGGGAGGTCCCTAGGCTTTCAACCTAGTCAGGCGGGTTCGATCCCCGTACGCAATACCAATATGCCGTAGTAGTTCTCTGGGAGGGCAACGGATTGTCTATCCGACTCAGGAGGGTTCGATTCCCTTCTACGGCGCCAAGTTTATGCACCGATGGCAGAGCGGCCCAATGCAACTGTCTGCAAAACAGTAAAACCGCAGGTTCAAATCCTGCTCGGTGCTCCAATAAATATTAGTATGAATGCTTTGCCAAAAGTTGCAATATTTGTACATCATCCGTTATGTTCGATTCAATCAGTTAACGGAATTATAACATCTCTGTTTCCTCATTATGAGTGCAAAATTTTTACCAAGCATGAAATAGATGATACATATCTAGACGATATAGATATCGTTTGTTTTCCAGGAGGCTTAGGTGATAGCGACAGATTTGATGTTATTCTTGATAGGCATGTTGATGCCATTCGTTCTTACGTCAAGAAGGGCGGGCGGTATCTCGGCATTTGTCTTGGTGCTTACTGGGCTGATTCTTATTATTTCGACATTCTCGATACTGGAACTAGAGTCGAACAGTATATCAGACGTCCCAACACAGATACTAGAAGGCCCCATGCCAAAGGACAGTTGGTCTCCTGGCAAGGGAAAGTAGAAAGGATGTACTTCTATGACGGCTGTGCTATTACTGGTAATAATTTGGACGTTGTGGCTACCTATAGCAACGGTGATCCTATGGCTGTTATACAAGGGAAAGTTGGACTAATAGGATGCCATCCTGAAAGTCAAAAAAGTTGGTATGATTACTATACATGGATGCCACGTCATTGGCATTATGGACATCATAACAAACTACTACTCGACTTTGTAAATCTTTTAATGCAAAAATAATTACCGCTATAACTCAGTGGACTAGAGTACTACGCTACGAACGTGGGAGTCGGAGGTTCGAATCCTTCTGGCGGTGCCAAACAATTTGGGGGAAGTAGTGGGCTACGGTATGGGCTTGCACCCTGTATGACTACAAGAGTTCGATTCTCTGGTCCTCCACCAATTTTATCTCTGTGTAATGTCAATCTGGTAGACGGCCTGATCTGGAGTCAGGAGGCTGTAGGTTCGAATCCTACCATGGAGACCAATTTTGCTCTGTTATTTCAAAGGCTAGAATTCCGGTTTTGTAGTCCGGCGATGGCGGTTCGAGTCCGTCACGGAGCACCAAGTTTTGGGATAGACGATAGTTTAGAGTCCCTGCCAGTCTAGCCACAGTGGGGTTAACTGTGGTGACACTACAGTATGACTGAAGCCGGTATGTTAAACTTGACTATTCGAGACAATCTAGCGAGTCCTCCAGCGGGATAGTTAGGCACCCAATCTATTTGCCGCTTTAGCTGATGTGGTCATAGCAACGGTTTGAAGCACCGAGGAACGTGGTTCGATCCCACGAGGCGGCACCAATCAATGGTCGCTGTAGTTTAATGGTAGAACGTTATACGACAGCTATCCTGACAAGGATACAGACAGCAATCTTTTCAATTCCACTGCTAATGGAAAGGTCTGGGTTCGAATCCCAGCGGCGACCCCAAGTTTAAGGATGCTAACAGCAACTTTTAACATTAGACTTGTAATCTAACCACGTTAAAATGCATCCTGTTTTATAAAGGAGATAGTTATGTGGCTTTTAATTATTACAATGTGGAGTACTATCCCAATGGCGAATACTAGTAATGGAAGTATACATGCGAAATTTGGAGATCACGAAAGCTGTCTAAAAGCAAAAGAACAGTTTGAACGACGTATTCATATTGACAACTATAGAGTTGTAGCCAGCTGTACGTTTAGAGGATAAGGAGAAAACAAAATGGGGCGATCGCAGTTTTACTCATGCTTGTGGTGTTAATATACTTTATTGATAAAAATTTAAAATAGGAGAATGACATGAAACGTGGTAAACGTTAGTGTCGCTCTGGTACTCCGTATGGTCCAGGGTAGGCACAGTAAATCAATTTAATACGGGCTTACCCTCTGAGGTGTTACTTGGTAGCATACCCGGCTCTTACCCGGTGAGGTCACAGTTCGAATCTGTGTAGAGGGACCATATGGGAGTATAGCTCAATGGCTAGAGCAACCGGCTTTTAACCGGTAGGTTCAGGGTTCGAGTCCCTGTGCTCCTACCATACGAATGACAATTCGTTGTCAGCAAGAGAAAGTCACGCTATCTAGGTTTCTTCGAAGGACCGAAATAGTAGAAGGTTACGGGTTCGATGCCCGACGGATCGGAAGATCCGGGTGCATGGTGGCGCACAGACTGGACAAGTATCCCAAGTGACGTACCGAGTCCCGTCCGGACTAGTGCAATCGGGTGAATGGTACTTATAACGATGGTAGTACAAATGAGTTGTCATCCTTATGGTAATGTAGCATAATGGTAGTGCGCCTCCTTCATACGGAGCAAAGTGAAAGTTCGACTCTTTCCATTACCACCAATTCTATGGTGCTCTTAGTGTAGTGGCCTGCACATCATGTATAGCTGGCTCCGGAAGGGCTAACTTGAAGGCTTTATAAAAGCCACGCTGGGATCAATATGAACGGGTGCTGGTACAGCGGCGAGCCCGTTGAGATCTAGATCGCTCCATGTTAGGCGAGACAAATAGGGAGTGGCTGTAACCACTGGTCGCCTCAAGCGAAAGCTAAACCAAAACTCTGTAGTTCTTTTTCATCAGATAATGCGGGTATGATGTAATGGTAACCTGAAACCTTGCCAAGGTTTATTCGCGAGTTCGATTCTCGCTACCCGCTCCAGTTTAGGGATACTCACAGCAAATTCTATCCAAACGATAGGTAGTTGGTTCGAGTCCAACAGTTGGCTTCATGCCAGTTTAGCTCATTAGGTAGAGCATTCGTCAAACGATAGTATCCCGTTTTATTCCAAGGAGAGTGTTATGAAACCTGTCATGTTTAAAAATCGCATGAACAGCGATAAGGTAATTTGTGAAGACACTCGCAAAGTTGAAACAATCGACGGCGTCGAGTACCTCGTTGTTCATAAAGTTGATAACCAACGTCCTTTCTTGATGCGTAAAGATGCACTAGAGAAAGTTCAAGATAAAAAGAAAATTATAGGTCTATAGTTTAATGGTAGAACGTTGCCCTGACATGGCAATAATACAAGTTCGATTCTTGTTAGACCTACCAATAGAAAATATGAAAAGAATATTATTTTTATTGTTGTTAGCTCCTGTTATTGCTAACGCTAAATGTAACAACTACATTATAGCCTTTAGGGGTTTAGAAGATGCTTTTGATAAAGAAGCGTTTTTACAATACGCAAATATCAAGTCAAGCTGTTATAAAATATTTAATTGGCAACAAGTCGATCATGCTGTAGACTTTATCAACAACTTGGTCACAGATTACGAATTTTACGGATTTAGTAAAGGTGCATGGTCTGTGTCTAAGACTTTGACTAAAGTAAAACATAAACCAAAATATATTATAACAATAGGTGCATGGCATACTACCGACGTAGATTTCAGTAAGTATAATATTAAATTTAATAATTTCTTTGATCATTCTGGTCGTAATCAAAAATCACCAGGTACGCACATTTACAACGTGCCGCATATGAGAATGCAAAATCATATTAATAAGTTAATGCCCCTCTGGCCAAATTGGTAAAGGCAGCTCTCTCAAAAGGAGTGTTAGTAAGTCCCGGTTCGAGTCCGGGGAGGGGTACCAAGCTCTTGTAGTTAAATGGCATAACACAGTCTTGGTAAGACTGTATTTCAAGTTCGATTCTTGGCTAGAGCACCAACAAGCTCTTGTGGCGCAATTGGTAGACGCACAGCGTTGAGGTCGCTGACAGTAAGAGTTCGAATCTCTTCAAGAGCACCAAGGACCGCGATAGTCTAAAGGATAGGCAACGCTCTTCTAAAGCGTAAGATGTTGGTTCGAGTCCAACTCGCGGTGCCATAAATATATTTTCGGGCTTTGGTGAAATGGATATCATGCTTGTCTTCGAAACAAGCGGTGTGGGTTCGATTCCTGCAAGCCCGGCCAGTCAAAATATAGTTGACAGACCGTTCTGATGACTATATAATAGAAGCTTAGTTAGACAAATAACTAAACACTTGTTCGTTAAAAATTCGAAAGGTAATTTGCTCGGTTCGTCTATCGGTCTAGGACACCGCCCTTTCACGGCGGGAAGAGGGGTTCGATTCCCCTACCGAGTACCATTAATGTTGTCTTCTGTAAGCACAGAGGCATGATCAAGCGTTATGTAACCGAAACAAACATTCCAGTAAACTCGAGTAAAGCTGGTGAGTTAGGCAAATAGTGCAGATGACAACATTAATGGTAAGTTATGCCCCGATGGTGGAATTGGTAGACACGCTGGTCTTAGAAGCCAGTACTTCGGTGTGCGAGTTCGAGTCTCGCTTGGGGCACCAATAATGGAAGTGTGGCAGAGTCTGGTTTATTGCACCGGTCTTGAAAACCGACGGTCTAGAGATAGGCCCGTGAGTTCGAATCTCACCGCTTCCACCAATTTCGGCCCGTTAGCTCAGTCTGGCCTAAGGCGCCGCCCTGTCACGGCGGAGATCACCGGTTCGAATCCGGTACGGGTCGCCAAGATATATCTCGCTAGTGTAATGGCAGCATACCAGTCTCCAAAACTGTTGGTCGGGGTTCGAGTCCCTGGCGGGATGCCAATTAATAATGTCGTTGTCGCGATGTGTGGAAAAGAAAAGGAAATCGACAATATGTATGAAGTAAAAGGAAAGAATGTAACTTTTAATGTTATGACTCTAGACGAGGCTATGAAAACAGCTAGGGTAATGAATGAGTATGTAACTATTAAAAATAAAGAGTTCGAGCTAGTTGGTATCTTCGGTGCCGACGAAATTGTAGAAGGTGTATTGCCAAACGGCTTTACATACGACTGGAAAAAGCGTAGAATTTAATTTTTATGCGCCTATGGTGAAATAGGTAGACACAGGAGACTTAAAATCTCCCGACTTCGGTCATGCTGGTTCGATTCCGGCTAGGCGCACCAGATTTAGGAAGGATGGCTGAGAGGCTGAAGGCAGCGGTTTGCTAAACCGTCGATCTCTGTAAAAGTGGTCCGAGGGTTCGAATCCCTCTCCTTCCACCAAGTTTATAAAAAAGGACAATTATGTTAAAACCTACGGCAAGTTATAAGATGACTAAACAAACAAAACGCACTCTAGCATTGGGAACATTTACCAGTGAAGAACAGCGTCATGGTTGGAAGCGTTCAATGATTCAAGCAGAATTGGCTAGCAAGATTGTTATCAAGCCAGCTAAGAAAGAAAGAAACTTTAACAGTTCTTCTAACGCTGAATAAATATTTTTCCATTCCCTGATAGCTCAGTCGGTAGAGCGACGGACTGTTAATCCGCAGGTCGGTGGTTCGAACCCACCTCGGGGAGCCAACATTATGAAACTTGAACTTAATAAAGATTACAATTTTTTAATTCCTTACGATGTTCCAATGTTAAGAGTTGGCGACATTGGTGATTGCGGATATGTAATTGCTAAAAAAAGTTTAAGGGCTACTAATCTTATTAGCCTAGGTTTAGGAACCAATTGGTCTTTTGACAAGCAATGGTTAGAACTTAATCCTGTTTCGGTTATACACGGATATGATGGAACGATCTTTCCGGAAGAATTTCCAGAGGAACTTAAGAAAGAATACAAATCTTTCTTTAAAGGACAGGTAGTTCATTTTACAGAAAATGTAAGTGCTTCTAATATTGATCAAATTTTAAAACGGGTGTCCGGTGATACATTTCTTAAAATGGATATCGAAGGAAGCGAATACGATTTAATTAGTAGCATTTCAAAAGCCAATCATTTGATAGGCTTAGCGATAGAATTTCATGCATTAGATCTTGAAAATTGTAAAAATAAATTTAAATCAGCAATAGAACTATTATCCGCTGATTACAAGATTGTTCATGTACACGCAAATAATTTTGGAGGCATTTGTGAAGACTCGTTGCCGCATACGTTAGTAATTTCTTTTTTAAGAAAAGATTTATGTAAGACTGAAAAGAAACGACATGACTGCTATTTAGAAGGATTAGATTCTCCGAATGCCTTAAACAGCGAAGAATATAAATTGTACTTTATTAGAGAAGAATAATGGTAGCAAAAAACGACATTACCGGAGATAGCATTCAATCTAAAAACACTACAGATGCTTATAGAGATAACTACGATAAGATCTTTAAAAAAGAAAATAACACAGGCACAGACAAAAACGAGTTTCAAGATGTATTAAGCACAGAAGATTGCGCCATCGATGCTTTGGAAGAGTACAAACGTCAGGCACAAGAATTATGGAATGATAGTTGTACTTCACGGAGATCAAAATGAGAAAAGATATATTAAATGCACTAACCCTGCATTTTACAGCAGAAATTATGAAGCACAAAATGAATGTTGAAGTAATGTTAAACAATCCAATAGCCATTCATGATCATACAGATTTAATGGCCGCAATCGAAAAAGAAGTAAGTATCATTGCAGAGTACACAGACAAGTTAGAAGTTTTAGCAAAACATTTTGAATAAAAAATTTGGGGGTATAGCTCAGCTGGGAGAGCAGTAGCTTTGCAAGCTAAAGGTCATCGGTTCGATCCCGTTTACCTCCACCAAACATAAAGAGGAAAGTATGGCAAAAACAACACATGCAGATCCAATGAAAACTAAAACAGGTAAGACAAGGCTTGGCCCATTGAGTCTTACACAGTTGAAGGATATGTTAGAAAAGACCAGTCGTGCCAAAGACAAAGGTAAAATTCTAAATCGTATTAGAACACTTGAGTCTAGAGTTAAATAATTTTACGCTGGTTTAGCTCAGGGGTAGAGCAACTGCCTTGTAAGCAGTAGGTCGTCAGTTCAAATCCGACAACCAGCACCAAATAACCCGGGATCCCATACTCGTTAGTAAATGGGGGCTTATTGTTCTTGCCATACTGAACACGGTGCATTGGATCTACCGTAAGGCCCGCTTACATGGGCGACTTAAGAAATCACAAAGGCGGGGACGTTGCCCGTCTAAATGGAAAAGAACGTGGACGAGGCAACCATCCAGTTTAGGGCTCTTGTGGTGAGAGTGGCTAGACACTTTATGTAAACACACTTTGCTTAGACATAGTTCTAAGTTGAAAGGACTGCACACCACCGTTGAGAAAAGTGCGGAGTGTGTTTACATAAATTATGCGGGGTTCGTATAGTGGTAATACCTTAGCCTTCCAAGCTAATGCTGAGAGTTCGATTCTCTTACCCCGCTCCAGATCAAACGGTGTGTAGCTCAGCCTGGTAGAGCTCCTGGTTTGGGACCAGGTGGTCGCATGTTCGAATCGTGTCACACCGACCAAGTTTATGATAGAACACAACATTAACAAGTTAAACAATTTTATTTGCGGTTGGTATTTAGAAGATACATCTATATGTGAAGTCCTAATAGATTATTTTGAAAATAGTCCAAATAAAATACAAGGAAGATTTAGTAATAATGTTGTAGACACTTCACAGAAAAAAAGCGTTGATGTAGGTTTATCTGACAGTAATTTAATAAATCTTTACCATTTCTATTATGTAAAACCTATTCTTGATCATTACAAAGAAAAATATCAATATTGTAATGCATACAGTCCTTGGGGATTAGTAGAAACATCTAACATTCAAAAATACAATCCCGGAGATGCGTTTTATGCATGGCACACTGAACGTGACACGGCACAATCTCCAATGGCCCAGAGACACTTAGTTTTTATGACGTTTTTAAACGATGTAGAACAAGGTGGTGAGATTGAATTTTTTTATCAAAAAATTAAGATAAAGCCAGAAAAAGGATTAACATTAATATGGCCAGCTGATTGGTGTTTTACTCATCGAGGACTACCAGCACTCCAAGAAGTAAAGTATATCTATACTGGTTGGTATAACTATATATTACATGAAAACAATTAATAATATCTTAGGTCCGAACACGTTTAGTTACATTAAAGAAAAAATAGATAATCCTAATTTTCCTTGGTACTACGCTAAGTCGACTGCTAATATCGATACTGTCGATCCTCATACTTTAGATTTTAGTTTTTATCATCTTGTTTACTTTGAAGAACCTAAATCAAATATTTTTGATCCGCTGTTTACAGCATTTCTAGAATGTTTAGATAAATCCAATCAAGAATTAAAAACTCTATTAAGAATACGCATAGGTTTAGTTACGCCAACAACTCAATGTATAATACATGCACCGCACATCGACTACGATATGCCTCATAAAACAGCATTGTTATATCTAAACTCAACTGATGGTGATACCATTTTTTATAATCAATTTTTTGATGCATCGTCTAATATTAACAATCAAGAGTTTATTAAAGGAAAAAACTTAGAAATTCTTTCAAAGGTCACTCCAGAGGAAAACAAATTTGTAATGTTTGACGGATTACAGTTCCATAGCAGTTCTACACCTACTAAAGAAAAACGAATTGTGGTAAACTTTAATTATGAAACAAGATAATGTAACGCCAATTTTCTTGCCTAATTTCGGATATCTAATGAGAGATATTCCTAATGAGTTATTTGAAAAACTTAAAAAAGAATCGTTTGAGGCAGAATCAATAAGAAAAACTGATTTTTTAGAAAATGAATTTGTGTCCGGATTGTCGGGATCGGGAGTTGTTAAACATTTCTATGTTAAGGATTCTCTTAAAGAATTAAACGAATTTGTATTAGAAACATTTTTAGAATACGATAAAGTATTTAATTATTTGCAGACAATAATAACGTTATCTAATCCGGTTCCTCTAGTAGCAGGAACTCCGTGGATAAATGTTCAAAAGAAGCACGAATTCAATCCAAATCATATACACGACGGAATTGCGTCTTACACTATTTGGATTAAAATTCCATATGATGTTGATACCGAAATACAAAACGGCAGACATGCATCTACTTTTGAATTTAGTTATAACAGTATAACAGGTAGTCCCCTTAATCAAATTTTAAAAATTGATAAAAGTTGGGAAGGAAAAATGATCATTTTTCCATCTACACTACAACATTGTGTATATCCATTTTACACATCTGATGAATATCGAATATCAATTGCAGGTAACATTCTACTCGATACTTCGAAAAGTTCTAACGCGGGATAGAGTAACGGTAATTCAGGAGTCTCATAAGCTCCAGATCCTGGTTCGATTCCGGGTCCCGCAACCAAAACATGCCTCTGTAGTTTAATGGTAAAACAGCGGATTTATATCCCGTGTGCAACAGATAATTGGCCAATGTGGGTTCGACTCCCGCCGGAGGCACCAATTTACTCGCCATAGTTCAATGGATAGAACAAGGCACTCCTAAGGCTTAGATCTACGTTCGATTCGTAGTGGCGGGACCAAAGGGCATTGACAAGTTAAATATAACCTGTATAATGCAAATTTAAAGGAAACTAAATGTCAAAATTTCAAAGTCGAGGACCGAGTTTAGACTTAGACAAAGTCGTCCAAGAATCAGGTGGGAATAGATTTCAGTTGATCATTGAGGCTTCGGCCCGTGCTAGACAAATTCGAAGACAGAATCAAAGCAGTGAAAGACACGAGCATATACATCCGTGTATGACAGCTTTGTTAGAATTCCAAGAGGGTAAATTTAAGAAATAATCGGATCGTTAGCTCAGCGGTAGAGCAGGGCCTTTACACGGCCAAGGTCGGGAGTTCAATCCTCTCACGATCCACCAATAATATGGAAAGACTTACAGTAAATTTAAACAATGAGCACAGCGTTGGATTGGGTGATAATCTATGCTTGTTATCCTCATTAACAAACATTCCAGTACCGATTGATCTTTATACTAGTAATAATCATAGTACATTTGACAGGTTAACACAATACAAAAAAATATTTCGAATACCTGATGGTCAGTTACAGATTTATCTAACTAACGAAAACGGAAGATTTGATAATGTCGGTTGGCCTCTAAAATTGTTTACAGATTATTTCAAACCAAATTTTGTTACAGTTAACGGACAGACTATACAAACTAAGACTAAAAAAGATCGAGAAAAGAAATTTATAGCCATAGCAGGTTATGTAGATCACGATTACATGAGACAAAATAAATGGCCTTGGAGTAGAGCTAGACCACAAGAATACTGGAATAAAATTTACGGTTGGATTAAAAGCATGGGTTACGAAGCTGTTTCAGTAGACCATGCTTATACTAATCTAGAAGACAAAATAGAAATAATGGCTAAACATTGCCGTGCTATTATCAGTTACGAAGGCGGCATGGCCCATTTAGCTCATATGCTTAAACTTCCTTGTTTTCTTATTGATTGGAAACTTCCTAGTCCTAGTACAACTCTAAATAATTTTCATTGTGAGTTTGTACATAAAACTAATTCTGTTTATATCGTACGAGATGATTATGAAATACTCGGATGGGATCGGAATGTGTTTGATAAACATATAGATGATTTGCATGACGGAAAAACTAATAACAGATTAGTAAATGGGGAATGTAAACTAACATTTCAAGGTCCGGGAATTAGAGGCAAAGTAAAAGTTTTAAATCACCGTAATGAAGTGAAATTACATGCGGAACCAATTTACGGGGACAGTAAAGTAGCTGAGTTGTTAACTGCACATTATTTTAATTCTGGACTAGTTAGTCCAAAATGAATTGACACACAGATAGTTTTGTAATACAATAGATGTATTGTAAGATTTTAGGTTAGGTACAGCAAACTCCATTACATGGAACAGTGGACATCAAACTCCACGCCCTGAGTTAGTCGTCTCAGGTCTTAATCAAAAAGGCAAAAACTAACCTGTTGATTTCTTAGGATAGATACAGCAACCTTATACTTTACTGACAGCACTTAATGTAGTAGACGGTGGCCCGCAAGGCTAGGAACACTGGAGGAGCAATCCATTGAAGGTGCCCTATCTGTAGAAATACAGACGCTAACGGAACTAACGACTAGGGAAAGACCTATATGTTCATGTACAGAACTTACATGATAGGCTTGGGGAACTGAACCAATATACAGGGGATGGGGCCAAGCAGAAAATAAAAACTGTTCCGGCTATCCTGTTAGTTATAGAATGCTAACAGCAATTTTAATTACACTTGAAACGTAAAAAACGCATTCTGAAAGGACACACATATGAACGCATTTGTTAACGCAATCGCAAACCAAGAAGCCCGTACCGCTAACGGTATGAAGGCTCGTAAGTCAACAGCTAAGGCCACAGTTGACCTGTTTTACAACATCGGTGCAAGCCGCGGTAAGGACATTACCAAGAACTTCGTAGCCGCTTATGTTGAAAACTCTGACCTAGCACTACGCATCGCACAATGGGCACGTGATGTCCGTGGTGGTGCAGGTGAACGTCAACTTTTCCGTGACATCCTTGTCTACTTGGAAAAGAATGAACCAGATGCCGCATTGGCTCTGCTTCGTAAGGTTCCTGAAGTTGGTCGTTGGGATGACATCTTTGTCTTCACTACTCCAACTCTAAAGACAGCCGCTTACACAATGTTGGGCGATGCCCTTCGTGCAGGTAACGGCCTTGCCGCTAAGTGGACTCCACGTAAGGGTAAGGTTGCGGCTGAAATCCGAGCATTCTTCGGAATGACTCCAAAGCAATACCGTAAGAGCCTTGTTGCTCTTACCAAGGTCGTTGAAACACAGATGTGTGCCAACGATTGGGATAACATCAACTTCTCGCATGTTCCTTCTGTTGCGGCTCGTCTGTACAAGAAGGCGTTCAACCGTCATACTCCAGCATTTGCTGAATATGTCGGCAAGTTGGTAGCAGGTGATAAGACTGTTAAGGTTAACGCCAACGCAATCTTTCCACATGATGTTATCAAGGGTATCGCTCACTCATATGTGAAGTTTGACAAGACTGAAACAGATCATGTCATCGCACAATGGGAAGCTCTGCCAAACTACGTTGGTGATGCAAGCATCATGCCAATCGTTGACGTTTCAGGTTCTATGACTTGCCCAGCAGGTAAGAACACTAGCGTTCGTTGTTTGGATGTAGCAGTTGGTCTAGGCCTGTACCTAGCAGACAAGAACAAGGGTGTGTTCAAGGATACATTCTTGACTTTCTCGGACAAGCCAGAACTTGTTACCCTAAAGGGCAACATTGTTCAAAAGGTAGACCAAATGTCTAAGAGCAACTGGGAAATGTCGACTAACCTAAATGCGGCTATGAAGAAGATTCTAGACGTTGCGGTTAAGGGTAATGTCCCACAAAGCGACATGCCAAAGATGTTGCTGATCTTGTCAGACATGCAATTCAACCAATGCGCTCGTTTCGACGACAGCGCAATGGAAATGATTGAACGCAAGTTTGCGGATGCGGGTTACACCGTTCCACAAATTGTGTTCTGGAACTTGAACGCTAGCGATAACGTTCCTGTTAAGTCAGACAAGTCGGGTGCGGCTTTGGTCAGTGGATTCAGTCCAAGCATCATGACAGCTCTGTTGTCCGCTGATCTGGATCAATTCACTCCAGAAGGTATCATGCTTAAGACTGTAATGGTCTCACGCTACGACCTTTAAACTGTTGTAGAAATACAACTATGTTTGGTAGGGCCTACGGGCCCTATTTTTTTAGATTGACGTAACCAAAATTTGGTGCTATAATATACAAATAGTAAGGAGAGCGAAATGCAAAATCCATGGATTCAAAATGTGAGCCTAGCAGATATTCCAAAAGGACATCATGTGGCTGTCGGCGAGAATTCCATGCTGATCCAAATTGTTGATCCCGCTATGGAGTTTCCTACTCCTAGACACAAGTTTAAAGAAGTTCACCAATTCGAGTTCCTTGATCTTGAAAAAGATGACAAGTGGGGCGAGGAGTTTAAAGTTACTGATCAGCAAGCACAGCGTCTTGTAGAATTGCTACAACATGCTCTTGCTAACAGAATGGACGTGGTTGTTCATTGTGTTGCAGGAGTGTGCCGATCTGGGGCTGTCTGTGAAGTTGGTGTTATGATGGGCTTCCGTGACACAGAAGTATATCGTAGCCCTAACCTAATGGTCAAGCACAAGATGATGCGAGTCTTGGGTTGGACATATGATGAAGACGAACCGCACACTATCAATGGTGTGCCGTTCGAATATGACGAATTAGGTAATAAAAAGATTTGGGTGCCGCCACAAAGAGAAGGGGACATATAATGTATATTACAAAGGAAGAAGTTCAAAAGATTTTAGCAGTAATGGAAGAATTTTCTGATGCTAGAAGTTATGAACTAAAAGCAGATAACTCTAGCGGCATTGGTAGTATTCTAACACTAACAATGGACATGAAAATTAAAGACAGAGATGCACTGGTTAAAGTTGATATCTCTGGTGTAGAAACTTGGTAAAGAAAGGAGGGCATGATGCCTAGTGTATTTTTAGTCAGCGACACACACTTTGGTCACACAGGTGTTTGCCGCTTCACACGTAACGATGGTGTTACAAAGTTGCGCCCATGGGACTCACCCGAAGAAATGGACGAAGCTATGGTCAAGGCTTGGAACGAAAGAGTCAAGCCCACAGACAAGGTCTACCACTTAGGCGACGTTGTTATCAACCGTAAGGCGTTAGGAACTTTAAGACGCTTAAACGGCGACAAGGTGTTGATCCGTGGTAACCACGATATCTTCCGTGATGACGAATACCGTCAATACTTTAGAGAGTTGAGGGCCTACCATGTGATGAACGGTATGATCTTGTCGCACATCCCGGTTCACGCAGAAAGTTTGGGTCGGTTTGGTGTTAACATCCACGGTCACTTACACGCGAACCGTGTTCGTAAGGCTCGTGGCGTTGATGCTAGGACTGGTGAAGTTTTATACGGTGACGAGATCGATCCACGTTACCACTGTGTTTGCGTAGAACAAACACCAGACTTTGCTCCTATCTTATTCGAAGACGTTATCAAGCGTATAGAAGCAGAAGGCGGTGAAGTAGGTTTTAGGAACGGCAACGGCCCAACGATGTAAGGAGCAATATGCCTAAGTGTTATCAATTAATTGGAGTCCCAGGTGCTGGAAAAAGCACTTGGGTTTTTAATCAAGAATGGGCTAAAGACATGCCCATAGTTTGTACAGATTCGTTTGTAGAAGCTTATGCTAAAGAACAAGGTAAGACCTATTCTGAAGTATTTGACGACTATATGCCAATTGCTGTCAAGCTAATGGTTAACCAAGCAAAGATTTGTGAAGCAAATAACTTAGATTTGATTTGGGATCAGACCAGCACAACTATAGCCAGTCGCGCCCGCAAGTTTAACACCTTGCCAGGATACGAGCATATTGCTATTGTGTTCCGTACTCCTGATAGAGCAGAACTGGATCGCAGATTGGCTAGCCGTCCTGGTAAGGTGATTCCGCCATACGTTGTGGATCAAATGATCGACGGTTGGCAAGAACCAACTGAAGACGAAGGCTTCAAAGAAATTTGGTATACATAGCCAAAGACGTTGACTGTATGCGTCTAAACACATATAATAGAGGCATACAGTTTTTATCCCCTCATTGAAAGATTTAACACAATGACTTATTTTCTAAAACAAGGTAATACTTACAAAGTTTCAAAAAAGGAAGCACTTGATCTTAAAGAGCGCCTCCCTGCAGGAAACTATGTCATTAAGAAAAATGACATGACGGGTGAGCTATACCTTGAATCAATTGATATGTTCGAATTCAAAGGTAAAGTATATGGCGATACTATGAAACGTGCCGCACGTATTCTTCATTCTTTTGAAGATCGCCCTGCTACTACTGGTGTAATGCTTACTGGTGAAAAGGGATCTGGCAAGACCTTGCTGGCCAAGATGTTGTCTATCAAGGGTTACGAAAAGGATATTCCTACAATCGTAATCAATCAACCTTGGTGCGGTGAAATGTTTAATGCATTTATTCAAAGCATTGAGCAACCTGTAATTGTTGTTTTTGACGAGTTCGAAAAAGTCTACGACGAGCAAGAACAAGAGATGATGCTTACACTCCTTGACGGTGTGTATCCAACAAAGAAACTGTTCGTGCTTACCTGTAACGATAAGTGGCGTGTGAACCAACACATGCGTAACCGTCCAGGTCGTATTTTCTACTCACTAGAGTATAAAGGTCTTGAGGCAGAGTTTATACGTGAGTACTGCGAAGATAATCTTAAGGCCAAAGAACACATCGACAAGATCGTGGGCATTGCCGGCACCTTTGGTCAGTTCAACTTTGACATGCTCAAAGCTCTTGTTGAAGAAATGAATCGCTTTGGTGAAACCCCTCAGGAGGCGATGGTTATGCTGAATGCTAAACCAGAGTACTCAGAAGAATCTCGCTACAAAGTTAAATTGCTGGTAAACGGCGAAGAGATGGCCGATCATAACTTTGAAGAAAAAGAATGGCAGGGCAATCCGCTTAACAAGCGTGTTCATATTAACTATAAGAATTTCTTTGAACCTGTCGAGGCCGATGCTGAGCCAGAGTGGGATTGGGAATCAATGGTGTTTGAACCTGCTAATCTCAAGAAGATTGATGACAACGGTAACAAGTATGTTTTTGTTGCGTCAAACGGCAACACCCTTGTGCTTACCAAAGTTAAGGAACAAAGCTACCGTTACTGGGACGATTTTTAATCAAAATGCGCTTGGGCCGTATGGGACGGCAGGAGCTTCTA